AGATTTACTGGCGATGACGTACTCACGCATGGACTTGACTTTATCCCATGTGTTCATAAATGTACCGCCAATCCTATTGTGCATCCACTTATCGTATTGTTGCCAATCATAACCAATCCATGAGAATCGATAGAAATCTAATCCAGCGTCAACACAGTCTTTCATGAACTGCCCTTCCATACGATAACCATTAGAGAAGATAAACGCCTTTGCATTATACTTCTTCACGATCTCAATGTATTTAGGCAAATTACGATTTAGAGTAGCTTCACCACTGCCATCTAGATTGACAACACGAAGCCCATGCTGGGCGCAATCGGCCACATTATCCTCAAACTCCTGTAGACTCATCTTCTTAAGGAAGTCTTTGTGCCTACCACCAGTGCGTGTGTCCTGAGGGCACATACTACACGAGTAGTTACATCCGCCATTTACTTCTATTACTGCTCTGTCAATCTTCATAGGTAAGGAGTCATTAATTTTTTATATTTGTTTAGTGTATTATCTATCGTGGCTAGAAACACATCTTTGTGCTTAAATGTAGAATAAAAATTATCTGAATCAGGCGTTAATATAGCCACGGCTTGAGGATCATGTACAGTATAGATGCCGGCATTTTTACCCAGAAACACAGCAGGCTTCAATAGATTTCTAGAGAAATAATGCCACATACCTTCGTATCCTACAACTGCGCGACATGTTGATATATGATACATCACTTCTCTGACAGGTGTCCTATAGTCTATCTCAACAACTTTAAACTTGTGTTTGCTCTTAAGATAATGCTCTACAATAAGATCCCACTTTGCTTGATCAAACGACAACTTCCATTTAGGTGGTGGAGCGGCGTTAAGAAACGGTTTCCATATCACAATCTTATTAGGATCTGACTTGACATTTCGGATATGTTCTTTAAACAACCAAGAGGTTATGCCTACAGGAGGTGAGCCTCTTGACTTGTTAACTCTACCCATGCCACGAAATCTAGCTTCGAACAAATCATCGTCATCCGAATTAAATATGTGTCGGACTTTAACTGCTTCGTAGTTCTTGTACCACCGATGAATGTACTGAAAACGTTCTACTATTGTTTCAGGATCTTCCATATGAAAATTGTAGTCATCACTATGATACCAATGCATATCCATATACACAGTGTCTTGTATTAACTCTGCTATCAAATGACAGCAGTTTAAACCCATCATGAAATCACCACAGCCCGAAGTGCCTTTCCATTCTACGTAGTTGGACACTTCGTACTTAATGTGCTGGGTGGGTTCTCTAACGCTGGTGCGTTTAAGTTCTGTGATTTTCATGACTCACCCGAAATATCTCTTCAGATGAAACATTTAGATCCTTCCTTCGCTTAGAAGATACTTCATAACGAACTTTAGTTTCAAAACGAGTCTTGTCTTTGGTCCGCTTCTTATTGCGCGGATCAAATTTGCCGTACTTAGCCATGATATTATTTGCCTTAGATACTCTCTAACCTAACCATCAATCGCTCTGCGCGATTGGTCACTTGCTTGTGCCATCGTGAATCACGCCCTTCAACTGCTGCTTCTTTCCAATCATTAGCAAGGAGTGCAGCATTGAATTTTTTAAACTTAGACAACCTAGTCCTGCCCATGTTGAACATCATGTTGACCAATACCTGCTTGACGGTTTCGGGAAACTCGTCAAAGACCCCTTCGCCGTATAAAGCGTGACACTCACTGATTGAGGTATCAAGGTCTTTTTCAAAACATTCCCATACTCTTTCTTCGGAGACGACAGTCCCAAACGAGTCACCCCATTCGGGATCTTCATTTGTAACGAGGTGCCCGACACCAAAAGTGTGGTATCCGAGGTGGTCGGCGTAAACTTCATATTTAACACCCTCATCGATTTTTAGTGTTTCGAAAACTTCTTCTCTGTTCATCTGATTCCCATCCATTCTTTTGTCATTATATAGTCACGAACAAAATCACTCCTGACTATATCTTCCCACCCAAACTCAACATGTGTGAAACTTTTCATGTTGTCTAGGATACTTAAAAACTGGTTTACACCGGTCTTATCTTTCTCTTGTTTGAAATCGCTCTGATAGTAATCACCACAGAATATGATCTTGGTTGCTTGACCCACTCGCGTGATAACAGAATCCAACTCGTGAAAGTTTAGGTTCTGCATCTCATCTACCAGAATGATGCTGCTATCATATGTCACACCTCTTATGTATGAGGTTGACTCAAACGTGATATAATTATTGTGAACCAACTTGTCATATGCTTTTGGGTCGTTGAATAACTCAGTAGCAGCAGCACGATATGGTCCTGTGTATGCGTTGAGTTTCTCTTCAATAGTTCCTGGCAAGTAGCCCATCTCTCGGGTTGGCACAACACTTCTAATGATATGCAACGACTCAAACGGTGTGCTTTTATCCATCACTTCTTCTAATGCAAGATACATGGCAAGAAACGTCTTACCTGTGCCGGCAGTACCTGTCATCGCAAGATGATCACCATCACGCCAACCCTGCCATGCATCTTCTTGATGCGGAGTAATAGGCGTAATCGTACACATCTGATCCAGACGAATTTTCATATCTGGTACTGGGCGAATTGTTGACATTTGTTGTTGTGATTGTTTCTTCATGTTTTAACAGAATTCTTAGCAAAGCCATGATGCCTCGCTCGTTCAGCAGATAATCCGCTGTTACCACCTGATCCTTTCTTTACAGCTTTCAATAGATCTTTCCAGTCACCGCTAGTTTTATTTATGATGTTACCTGTATGAGTCACCAAAGCAGTAGTACCAAGAATTTTTTGTTCCCATTCGCCGCTTGCAAGCATCTCTTCTTTTTTTGCTATAGAGATTAGCATCTCTTTGATTTCACCGGTCTTAATGTTTTTCATATCGTATGTTGGCATATTAATATCCTAAAATGGATCCCCCAAAATAGAGGGATCCGATTAGATAAGGATCACCCCCTCGTGACTTGATTAATAGCAGCGTCTAAGAATGCTTGTTTCTTAACCATCTTATATGCTGCCTCCTCTTTCCCTTTTTTATTTAACTTGTGAATATAATGTCCAAGTTCCCTAGAGTCTTTTTTAAGTCGTTCTATTTGGTTTACCACCATAGGCAAGTCTCCTTGTTATCGATTTGGGTATTCACATAATCATTATGGGATTAAATCGGGTAGTGCCTCCTGTACTAGTTTCTTAGTTAATCCATCAAATTCTGGTTTGGTTTTATTGACCATTGACACTAATATTTCAGCATCTTTGGATGGGATCGTTTCAAGAATATCTATAAACATTCTCTCACGACGAATTGGGTTTAATTCTTCGGACTCACGCAAGCCTTTTACAAAATATTTAAATTTCATATGCTCTTTAGTGAGACTAGCAGGTGCGGGTGCGTCTGGGCTATTCGGGGTATACGGAGGTGTACCAGCTGGTAAGTTCCATTGAACACGATCATCGAACGTGCCTTGCAACACATCACGAACTGGCATGATGTTATTATCTTGCAATACTTTAACCTTAGCTTTCTTACCTCTAGCAGCGTGTACTGCTTCAAATACTTCAAATACTTCTTTAACTCTAACTGTCTCTACCATAATTATCACTCCATTCTAAAAACGTACAAAGTACATTATACACACGACCTGACAACTTGTCAAGCTTTTTATTTATTATCTTTTTTCTGACTAGCAATCCATGTTCTAGCATCTTTGGACTCGGGAGGCTTATTGGTAAACTTTACCGCGTCTCTATATGCACGAAGAGTCTCTTTCTTATAGTCTTTACCGTTTGAATTATCAACTACAAGAAAATTCTTTTTACCAAAAATGTTCTGCAACAAACCAATGTTCTGTTGAATAATGTCCCACATCTTAGCAACCTCTGCGTCAGGTAGTGATCGTTCGCGGTCTCGGTTGCGTTGCAGTGCAGTTTCTTTATCGGTGTTTACGAATATCATTGCGATATCGTAACCCATCTTTTTCATCAACTTTGCTTGTTGAGCAACCTTCTTGTGGTCACGACCAGTGCCATCAATGACCAGCCCTAGGCGACCCTTGAGATACATTTGTTGCTTCTTACCAGTGAGCGTTTTAGCTTTACCACGTAGCTCTTGGCCTTTGTCAGAGAAGATACCTTCGGGGTCTAATGCGATACCGGCTTTCTTCATGGAGTTTTCAAATGCATCGTCAGAGTTGACAATACGATATCCCAGTGCTGGTAACCCAGTCTTACCTGCGATGAATGATTTGCCACTGCCAGGACCACCGGCGAGAAAGATTGCTTTGAAGATTGCGGGGTCGTTGACACCCTCGGTAAGATGTTGTTTAAACGATTTCATAGAATTATTTATAACGACTTTGGTAAATGTTTAGCATGAATTTTACATCCAATGAATGCATTGTAATAGTCGTCCCTTAAAAGAACGTCCTTGTCAAATTGCTCCTTAGCTTCAAAATATGACATCTCGCCTTTGGTCTTACAAAGTCTTAATATCACCCTATTATATATGCTTTTCGAGTTAGCAACCTGCTCTAATAAACGCTCACTACTACCATGGTATGTTGCCCAATCGCTCTCCACGAGCGTCCTCTTGCGTCTCTTCCGTGTTTTGGTGACGGGTAAGATCTTACTACGCCAGAAGCCTTTCTTGCCGATATATTTCATACCGGTGTCAGCCTCCTCTATCAGATACACAAAACCCACCAAAGAGCTTAATTCCTCTTCGGTGGGTTCATAGGGTTTATCGTTATAATACCAGGTCATGGTACTACTTATACGTCTTTTTCACTCCACTCCTCGTTCATATCATCACCACACATTGGGCAGAAGACAGGAGCCTCGTCACAATTATACACAATCAACGACATATGAATATCACATGCTTCGCAATGAAACTTCCACATAATCGGATCATCTATCTCATCAAACATTATATTTCATCTGTTTTGAATAGCTCTTCATATAACCCTTCTACTTCTTCAAAATCATATTTGAAATCGGTCAACGTTTGCTTGTGATAAATGGTGGCCAGCTTGCTAACATGCTTCTTTTGAATCTCATGATTCTCAGAAGTAACCTGAACAATATCTTTGATTAGCTCCTTCTCAGCATCAATTCGGGTCATGCTATCAGAAATTTCTTTGATAGCATTAGCCACTTTCTTACGCTCTTCTGCATTTGAAATCATATTATCTCCTTACACTATTTCACAATTGCCAGCCGCGCAAGCCAACTCTTGACTTCCGACTGTAGTATCAGTCATTTCATACTCGCTCAGATCTGCCCAGTTTACATCCTTCGGCATAATCTTCAGCAACTCTTTGTATCCTGCTTCATCAGTATCCTGATAAGGTGCTTGCTTGTACGTGTGATCACTGAAAGGCAA